TGTCTCGGTGGTGCCGGTGTTCGTGGAGTTGTTGATGATCTGATCGGTCTTGTCCGCAGGAATGATGGCCGTCCCGCTGGGAAGGTAGGCCAGCTCGCCGCCCTCCTCATTCATCCGGGTCCAGCCGCCTTCAAAGGACGGGGTGCCGCTGGCGTGGCTCGGGATGCTCGCAGAGGATACGGACAGCTTCATGCTGCCCGTCTTGTTGGCAGCGGCCCCGATGTCCCGGAGACTGGAAACGATGTTCCTGGCCCCTTCCCGGGCGGCGTCCACCATGCGGGACCAGCTATTTTCTGCATCGGAGGCGGCCCGAGCGAAGGTACTGGAGGCCGCTGCCCCGATGCTGTCCATGGCGTTCCCATAGAGGCCCTGGACCGTCTTTGCGGACGCCTGGCCGATGAGGTCCGCGTCCTGCGTGGCCTTGGTGACGGACTGCATGAAGGGTGCTGTATCTACCGGCCCCAGCGTCAGCTTGGGCATATTCGGCGGGTCGGGCTCCGGGATGACAGGCTTCTCGACGTTCACCGGCAGCGTGATAGGCTCCGGTGTCGGGACGTCCAAATCAGGCATCTCCAGGTTTACAGGTATATTGACTGGCTCGATGTCCGGTTCCGGGATGACCGGCTTCTCCACCGCGACCGGCAGCTCAACCGCCGGGACCTCCGGCGTGGGGATAACAGGGGATTCTACGTTCACGGGGATGTTGACGGCCTCCACGGTCGGAGGCGTGATCTCCGGGACCTCCGCCGTGACCGGCAGGGTGACGGGGGCCAGGTCGGTGGTGAAGTCCGGCAGATCAAGCGGCGTCGTCTCCACGGGTACGGTGATCGTCGGGATGTCCGGGACCTCCGGCGTGGGGATTTCGATGTCCGGGGACTTGACGCTCTCCGTCGCGGCCCCCAGGTCGTTCACGCTGTTGCCCAGCTCCTCCACGGCGGCGCTGCTTTCCTTCGCGCCTCCAAACAGGCCGGTGAAGAAGTCGATGACCTTGCTCGCCCCGTCGGCCAGCCATCCCACCACCTTGCCCAGCACGTCGGCTATGGTGCCCAGCACGTCGCCTATCACGGACAGGACCGGGGACAGGGCGCTCACGACGGGGAGCACGATGCTGGACAGCAGTTGACCAGCAGAGGCGATCAGGTTTGTAAGCGGCGGCAGCAGCACCGAAATGAGGTTTTGAACCGCCGAAATGATGGGTTGTAGCGCCTGAATCAGAACGCCCAGGATTTGGGTCAGCACCGGGATAACGGCGGTCGCTATCTGGCCGACGATCTGGCCCGCCGCAGAAAAGGCTTGACCGAAGACGGGGAGGACCTGAGTGGCGATCTGCTGGATGACCGGAATGAGAGGCTGAATCACGTTGGTATTCAGCATCTCCAGGATGGAGACAAACGGGGGTATGACGTTGGAAACAAGGCTGTTGATGATCTCGACCAGCGGCGGGAGCGCAGCGCCCGCTATATCGGTAAATACCGACAGGACGGGCCCGGCAGCGCTCGCAAGCGTCCCCAACACGGACGTGACCGCCGGGATGAGATTTTGGGCCAGCTCTATCAAAGTGGGGGCCACTCCGCCTATGCCGTCGGCCAGCACATCCACAAAGGACAAGAGCATGGGCTCGATGGTAGGCCAGTTGTCCACCACGCTGCCTACAAGTTTTTCGACGGCGGGAGCGAACCTGCTGCCAGCCGAAGACAGGAAATCAGACCAGACGCCGTTTAGACTTTTCACGCTGTTGGTGAGCCCGCCCGTCTGGTTGATCGCGGCCTCCTGTATGGCCCCGCTTTGCTCAAGGATGGCATTGAGCCGGACTTGAGCCATGGCGGCATCGTCAAGCGCGTCGATGTTCTCGCCCAGTCCCAGGGCCGCCGCGCTTTGCTTTAGGGCTGTCTCATCGAGGGAAATGCCATAGGCATTGAGGGCAGCCGTATCGCCCTGGATGGCGCTCTGGATGAGGCCCAGGGCCTCGGCGTCATCCATGGAAAATGCGTTGCCGAAGTCATAGGCCAGGGACGTGGTGAGCATGGATAGGTCTTCCACCGCTTCACCGGTGAGGCCCAGCTCCTTATACATGGCGCTGTTCTGCACCATGAAGCCCTGTACCTCGCTGGCGCTGCGGTGTACTGCGTCGGAGTAGTTATCCACCCACTCGGACGCTGCTGTGGAAAACAGGGTATCAAATTGCTTCGATGTGGTTTCAGTTTGGGAATAGGCTTCCATGGCGGAGGCCCCAAACTCTTTCAACAGGTCAATGCCCTGCTGTATGATCTCCAGGCCCATGAAGGCCCCGACCACGCCCTTGAGGGCTTCGGATACCTGGTTCCCGGCATCCTCCCCGGCGTCGCCCATTTTGCGGAGGTCGTCCTCAGTGTCGTCCGCCTCATCGCCCAGGTCCTCGGTGCTGCTTCTGGCCCCGCGGAGGGCCTTCACTAGGTCTTGGCGGATGGTCTTAATCGGGTGCTTGAATTTCGTGGCGATGTTCTGAGCGCCCTTGACCGCATCATTTACGAAGGTCTTGATCTTGTTCCTGGAGAAGTCGATGGCTCCAGTCAGGCCGGTGCCGAAGCTCTTGGCGATGCTCTGCCCGGCCTCCAGGCCGTCGGCCATAGTTTCCCGGAAGGCGGTGCCCAGGTCCTCAGCGCTTTCCGCCGTTTCCCTGATTCGAGCTCGGAGGGCGTCTGCATCGTCCCCGGCGTCATCCAGCCCCCCACCAAACAGGCGGGTGGTGTCCGCCGCAGATCGGGCGGCGTCATCCATGTCCTCCATGGACCCGGCGGCGCGGTCTACGGCTCCGGTGAATCGGTCAGCGCCGCCCGCGCCACTCTCGCAGGCGGAGACGACGCCAGCGCCCATCCTCTGAGCGCCCATTTCAGCAGCGCCGATGCGCTGTTCCAGACGGCCTATGCTTTCTTCTAGTTGGTCAATAGAGCCGTCTGCTTCCCCGGTTTCAAATTCAATACCGTATTGGAGCTCTCTCGCGTCGTCCACTTCGTTCGCCTCCTTCACGAAAAACGGGCAGCCGCCCATGGTGGGCAGCTACCCGTTTTTGGATTTTGCGTTTTTCTTGGCCTGCGGCCTCCAGACTTCGATGTAGAGGATTTTCGCCTCTATCGCCTCGCGGTACTCAGCTAGGTCCATCTGCATCAACTCAGTGTAGGTGACGCCGTTGCCGGACCACACCATGCACCAAAATTCCTTCTTCGCCTTGGCTCGGCGGATGGCCGCCGGGATGGATGCCTCAGCTTCTAAGAAAGGTTTCGATCTCCGCGATCAGCTTCTCAGCAGTACGAAGATCCTCCTTCTCATCGAAGTACCCCATGCCCTCGGCCTTGACCTCCGGGGGGCTGATGACGCAGTTGCGGAACATCCCGTCCATGTACTTGACGCTCTTGCGCTTGCCGCTCCCGGTGTTGCCGCACTCATCGTTGAAGTCGTAGTACCACGACGGGGAAACGCTCTGGAGGGTGAATTTCTGATCGCCAATGGTGATCTCCTTAGTCTTAGCCATATACTTTCTGTACCCCTTTTCTGTTAGACTTTTCGGCTTTTTAGGCCAGTTTTTGGACGGCATGGATTAGCGGAAGTTCAGGAACGGGACAAAGATGTTGACGGCCTGCCCGCCCACTTCCTTGCCGCTGTTCGCGTCCGCAGGCTTGAGAATGCGGCAGTCCTCCTCCGCCACCTGGACAGCGCCCGCGTCGTTGGCGTTGGTGATCGTGACCTGGACCGGCTTCCGCTTGAGGGCGAGCTGCCGGACGTAGGGAAGGGAGCTGGACGTTTCCATCAGATTGAAGGTGATGGTGCCGCTCTCGTTGGCGTTCTCAGAGTAGGCCACATCGCCCTTGACGCCGACGGTGGTGCTCACGATGTCCTCATTCCGGGAGATGGTGATAACGCCGTCAGCGGTAAAGCCGGTGATGATCTTGCCGTTGAGAATCAGGTTGACTTTCCGGGGGTCGTAGGTTGCGACCTCGATGCCGTTTGCATTGGTAGCCATGATTTACCCTCCTTATCGGTTCAGAGTAACGCGCAGGACGCCCCGGACCTTGACGCTGTGGATGGCACCTTCGAGCTGGGCCTCCCACTCGATGTTAGGCATGACGCGGTTGCGGGCCTGCTCATCGGTGGCGTCCGCCCGCTTGGGGATGACGACATTGAAGATGCCGGACTTACTATCCGGGTCCTTGGCGATGATCTCCAACTGGGTCGCCCGGTTGAGCGCCGCATAGACGCCGGATGCCACGATGGCGAAGCCTGCGTCGGTGTATCCGATCTTGGGGTTTGCCAGGAAGATCGCGTAGAGGTTTTCCCTCATCTGGTAGGTGATATAGTCCGCGCCCAGCACGTTGTCGATGAAGTTTCCGTCACCGCAGATGCCGTTCTTGATGTACTCATGCTTGTACTCCACGGTGAAGAAGTTGAGGAAGTTCTCCTCCATGATGTCGCGCTCGCTGTCCCGCAGATCGGGCGGGGTGAGGCCGTCGGGGACCTTCCACTTCCAGGTGACAGACTGCGGCCAGAAGGGGCCGACGCAGCCCACCCAGGCGGCGTCCGCCCACTCGGTCAGGGGCTTGTTGGTGTAAATCACCGCACTCCGGCCATGGGTATTCCGGTAATTCTTGTCGTCGGTCTGGCCGAAGTAAAATTTCCGGTGGTCCTCCACGCCCGCGCCCAGGGCCGCTTCGGTGGGTTCCGTGCTCTCCGCCCATGCGGCGAGAGCGTCCACGCAGTCGGGGTCAATGACGTCGGTGAGCACGATGTAGAAGTCGTCGTCGATGTCCCTCAGCGCCTCAATGGCGGCGATGAGGTTTTCGGCGCGGGTCACATCAGACCGGCCACTCTTTGCCACCAACTGAGCGCCCTCAAGGCCCATGCTCACCATGCAGTCTGCATCAGCATACAGGCCAACGGTTTCGTCATAGCCAGAGATGGGCGTCCGGGTCGTAGACGTGAAGATCACGCCGTTGTTGTCCACCTGCGCGGTGAAGTCCACATAGTCCTCAGTGAAGGTGGCGGCTTTGAGCAGATTTGCGAAGGCTTTGTCAGTGGCCGGGGGCGTGGCTCCGGTTGTTACCGGGATAACAGGCTTGCCGCCCAGCTTGAAGTAGTAGGTCTTCTTCGGCTCCAGAGGCGTCGCGGTCTTGGTCTCGATGAAGACGACGGTGAGGGTGGAGGGCTCGCCGCCCACGTTCTGCGGATTCTCGATGCCTGCGATGCGGACCTTGCGGATGAGCGTGTCGGCCAGGGTGTGGTCCTGGTTAAAGAGCCGGTCAACCTGTGCGGCGACCTTCTTGCCCTTGAACGTCTCCTTGATGATCTCCAGGTCGTTGTAGGTCTTCATCTCCGCATAGCCCTCGGTGGAGAGCATCAGGATGTCCAGGCGTTCAGCAGGTGCGACCTTGGCGTCGATGGAGGTATAGACTTGGATGTCCTTGCTCATAGCTGGTTCACTCCTTTTTGATGATATTGGTGTTTTTGACTGTGCTGATTCTCCGGGTGTCGGTGCGGGTGTACCGGATGCGAACATCGAAGCCCTTCCGCCTGGAGGCTTCATCCACCATGAGGGTGGTCCGGTCTTGGACCGGTCCCACGTCAACGATGCAGATGCCCAGGGCGGTGAAGTCGTCGTATCCCAGGTGCTTGAAGTAGGCCACGGCCTTGTCGGCCAGGTCCTCAGCCTCATCGGCGCCGCTGATTTCCTCCCCGTCATCGCCGGTGCGGTTCTCGCTGCAAGCGGTGATAGACAGGGTAGCGGAAGGCATTTCCATCCGGTCTTCCAGGAGGGCGTCCTCGCCGTCCGGCCTCCAGGTGATGTCCCCTATCTCCCCGGTACTGGAATAAGGGGTCGTGACGGTGTAGATGAAGAAGGGCGGGTCCGCTTCCGGTTGCGCCTGGTCCGACAGAATGACCGGACGCCCCGTGTGTTGCCACAGTAGCTTCACGATCTTGTTTCTGAGGTCCTTGACAGTCATTTCGGCTTGCTGCCCCCCTTCTTCTCCACCATGTAGCGCTTCATGGAGTGGACCGGGCCGTGGGTAAGCTCTTGCTTGACCGTGTAGACCTGCCCGTCGTAGCCGTCCCGGAACTGAGCGCCGATCTCCAGCGTTTCGCCGTTGGTGTAGACCTTTTGGGCGTTGATGGTGGATGTCCCGCTGTCCATGTACTGCAAGTCCTCATTGTTCATGGGCATTACCACGCCCTGGAAGGGGACCTCCACGATCTTGCCGCCGGTGAACTGGCCGCCGTTATCGGGGTCATACCGGCCTTCCTCCCTGGTGATGCGGTACATGGTGTGCAAGAGGCTTCGGGGCAGCTTAGGGCCGCGCCACGTCCTCACGTTTGGCCGCCTCCTTTCACTTCATAGGCGATGCTTCCAATCAGCCGCCCGGTATCATAGAGGGGTTGCTCTTGGTTGGTGGTTAGTTTGGTTATCCTGTGCTTCGGAGGCGACAGGCCAGCGTTCATAAACTGGCGGGTCATGTCCGCGGCCAGACGCCCCACATAGTCGGCGGCCTCCTGAGCCGTCCAGCCCTTGCGGATGATGTTATCGACGGCCTCTCTGCAATACTGCGATAGCTTCGCCCGTCCATCATCAAAACTGGCCCGGATGAAGCTGCGCTCGGGGATGTTGACGCTGTGGACCAGCATATACATCCAGTCGTAGTCGTCCGGGTCGTAGTCGCTGTTGGTGCTGATTGAGCTTGTGACCGCCCGGTGGTTCTTACTCCTGGCCTTGCGCTTCCGAGGGCGGGCCAGGAAGCTCACCCCGGGGTCGTGACCCGGAATCCATACCAGGTCATTGAAGGACCGGGGGCTCGCCTCCTTGGCCTGCTTAGTCAGGGGGATGGTGAGGTTGCGGACGTTCTTCGCGGTGATCGTGGCCCCGTATTCATGCACATGGGCTATCATCAGCAGGTCACTACCGGAGCTCCCCATGATGCCCACATGAATTTCCAGGGACCGCAGCGCGGCCAGCTCCCGCTTGATTCGGTCCAGCTCTGGCCGGACAGTATCTCTCAGGACCCTCATGCTACCACCGCTTATACGCTGAGATGACGCTCTGCCACGTCCCGCTGATCTCCTTATCGAAGGTCCAGGAGACGTCGGAGATGGAGAAGGCAGACAGCCCGGCGGCGTCATTGTCCATGATGGACCACTGTTGGGCGATCATGTTCCAGAGGACCGCCTCCAGATCAGCAGGGAAGTCGGACGGCTCCTTTGCGGTGGCGTCCTTGGGCAGGATGTAACCAGCGACATACTCCACCAGCAGGTAGCGCCGGGGCGCCACATAGTCCCGGGCCAGTCCGGCGATGTGCCCATGGAAGGGCCAGCCGTCTTCACGGTAGACGACGCCGATGTTGCCATCATCGTCCCAGTAGTAGCCGGTCATCTCCACGCCGTTGTCGGTGTCAGTGATCTTGGAGACTTTGCGGATGGGGTATTGCTCCAGGACAAGCCGCTGTGTCCCGGGGGCGGCGTAGCGCTCCCGGTATTTGTGGCGGCCCAGCTTCCGGCCCAGCGTCGTTTCCAGCCATGCGGACGCGGCATTTATGAGCTGAGTGAGGGCCGCGTCCTGCTGCGGGTTTACCTCATTCGGGTCTATGCCCATAAAGACCTTGACGGCCTCCAGGGTGGTGAGGGCGTTGTCCCTCAGGGGGATAACAGGGACCGGCTTCTCCTGTTCCGCCGGTCCTGCGTCGGTAATAGATTTTTGGCTCATTCTGGCCCCTCCCGCTTCGTACAGGGCAGGGGACGGGCCTTACCCGTCCCCTAATACTCCAGCGCCCTTGCGGCCCTCCTGGGCCGTCTCAGCGCCTTTCCCGGCGTTCTTCTGCTCCAGGTTCTCCTTGGGGCAGGTCTTCTTGTTTTCAGAGGGCCCGCCGGTGCCCTGAGCCGCCCGGGCCATTACTTGCCCCCTGCGGCGGCCCCGGCGGCAACAGCAGTCACCTTGATCTCGCTTGCATTGACGGGGTGGTCCGTAGCGTCGCCCAGGGCCAGCGCCGCGACGGTGCCCTCCGTGACGGTGATCTTGACGAACTGCTTACAGCCGATCAGGTCGATGTTGAGGTTGGCGACAGCATCGGCCTTCGTCTCGTTCTTGACCAGGGCGTTGCGGTCCTTGTCCACCGGGTTGTCGATAAACAGGCGGGTGTCGGGGACGGGGGTGAAGGTGCCGTCGGCGGTGTCGCTATGTTCCACCTTCACAACAGCGGTTTTGCCTGCGGCCACGGTGAGGGCAAGGACGGCGCTCTCGAAGCCCACGCGGTCGGCGACGCTGCCGCTGGTGAAGGGCAGCACCGCCACGGTGTCGAAAATAGCTCTTTTCATGGTGTTTCCTCCTTCTTAGAACGCCTTGACGTTCTTGATGTAGACGAAGCTCTCGACATGGCGGACGCCGATGTCATCATACATGAGGGCGCGGGTGCCGGTGAGGTTTTCCTCGAAGGCGTTGTGCTGCACTCCGTCCTCATCGGTCCAGCTACCTTCCAGGGTGGTGAACGTCTCAAGGCCCATCTGATCGCCGATCATCATGTCGGCCCAGTTGCCGAAGAAGATGTCGGTGAGGCCGTCTTTGGTCCACGGAATCTGATTGGTGACGGCGTAGGGGATGCCCAGGAACTTCTTGGCGTTCATCTCATCGCGGTACAGGTAGTCGCCGGTGGCGGTCTTGAGGTTCATCAGGTAGGCTTCCACGAAGCTGTTGAAGGCCCAGCCGAGCGCCTGATCGTCCACGTTCTTGCTCATCACCAGGGCCTTGATGTAGACGGGGAAGTCGGCAGTCACCTTGCCAGTGGCGTCGGCGTACTGAGCATCCATCTTCTTGGCGTCCACGACTTCGATGCCCTTGGTGTTGGCGATGCCGGTGGGCTGGAACTCGCCGCCCTGACCGTACAGGCCGCCCCAGTCAAGGCCGAGCTGCATCCGGCGGGAGAGGTCCGCAGCGAAAATCTCATCAGCGCTGTACTTGGTGGACATGATGAGCTCGCGGGTCTGAGGGACGATAGCCTCCAGACGGTGAGCGGACAGCCGCAGGTTGCCGAAGGTGGGCTGAGTGGCGGCGATCTTACGCGCCTCACCGCCCCACCGGGCACGGGTGCCGGAAGTCATCCGGGGGATGTTGAGGTTGCCAGTCTCCAGGGGGATGGTGCGGGCGCCCAGCTCCTTGATGACGGTCTTGTTATACAGCAGCTCGATGATGTCGTCGGTGTAGACCTCGGGGATGAGAAAGCCGCCGTTCACCGGGTTGGTGGCGGACAGGGCTTTGAACTCGCGCTCCATCTCGCTGTCCTGGTAATGCTTCTTGGCGTAGAAGGCGGCCCGCTCCGGGTCGTTCCGGCCAAAGACGTCCAGGCACTTGATGGCCCGGGCGAGCTGGACCATGGGAGGGACGGCCTTCTTCTGCTTCCGGGGGGTGGTGCCAGAACCGCCGTTCAGGAACACGTCCGCATACTTACGCTGGGCAGGGGCAGGACGGGTTGCGGCGGCCTTGGTCTGACGATTCCGGGCCGGGGCGGACTTGCGGCGCTTGGCCTCATCCTCAGCCTCGCCCTCCTTCTCCTCGGGGTCTTCGTCGCCCTCTTTGCAGTCAGGGTCGGCGTTGTCGTCGCTCATCCCCTCATCGGCGACCGCTGCCAGCTCATCCAGCATGGCTGCGGCCTCCTGGACGACCTCCTCAGCGGTGATCTCGCCGACGTCCTCCTCGCCTGCCTCCTTGCGGGACTTGTGCTTTTCATTGACAGCCTCGACGGCCTGTTCAATGATCGCCATGACGTCGCCGGTGGTCACGCCGTCCAGGGTGGCATCAGCGGCAGCGCCGACGCCCTCATCGCCCCCCATGGCCTCCTTGACGGCGCTCTTGATGAGGTCCTTGAGCTCATCGGTGCCCATCTTCATGGACTTGGCCTGCTGCTGGTTCTGCTGCTGGGCCTGCTGGCCCTTCGCGGCAGGTGCGGCCTTGCCGGTGGCCGCCTTGGTTTCACGGGTAACGGGATTTCCCATTTTTGATGTCCTCCTTGTCAAAATATGATTTCTACGGTCGGTTTTTGCTTACTGGCCGCCGGTTTCGCGGCCTGGGCCTTCGCAGGCCCGGTGCTGGATTTGGCCGGGGCGTCTCCCTTGTCCTGAGCTTCGGCGATGATGCCGTCAAGCATCTTCGCCGCCTGCTTCATGGCCGCACTCGTTTCCTTGAGGGCCTTCATGCGGGCGGCGCTGATCTTGCGACCGGCCTTGATGTCGGTCACAACGTCCTGCGTCATCGCTTCCACTTGGGCGGCAACCTCGCCTCCCTTGTAGTCAGTGATGACGGCCTCCTCATTCATGGCCCAGGTGACGACGCTGATCTCCCACAGCTTGACTTCCTTGAGATGCCGGATGCCGTCTGCGTCGTACTCGAAGGTCACGGGGTCGTAGCCGATGGAGAGCTCGCACAGCACTCCGTCCTGGATGAGGGTCTTGACGTCCTTGCCCAGCGTGGTGTCACTGATCTTGGCTTTGATGAAAAGGCCCTTTGCATCCTCCCGGAGTTCCAGAGGTATCCCGATGGGGAGCAGCGATTCATTGTGGCCGGAGAGTATCTTGACCCTTCCAACGCCTTCGGCGATTGTCTTCGTGAAAGCGCCCGGCTCGATGATGTCGCCGCCGCTATCGACATTGGAGAAGACAGCTCCATAGCCGGAGAAGATGCCCTTCTCGGCGTCGATGTCCTCCAGCTCAAAGTCGATAGTCTTGAGCTCTGTTTTTCTGCCTCTGTGCTTCACTCCCCTGGAGAGGGAACGCTCCCAGGCGCTTTTCCCCACGCGCCCGGAATAGTAGGACGGCGATACCCGCAGGTTGTTTACTGCAAGCATCGCCGTCATTGTGGGGTCGTCATTGGTGACATTTGTGCCAGCGGCCTTTCGTCCATGCCTCAGCTCGGCGTTCATCCCGTCCACCAGAGCGTCCAGGGTGAAGTCCTCCTGAGTAAAGTCGATGCCCAGGGCCTTGAGGGCCGCAACGGCGTCATCTTGGGTGAATCTCATGGCTCACCGCCTCCTATCGGTTGTAGGTCACATAACAGTGACACTTGATCGTTTCCTTGGCCGGTCCTTCCGGGTCGCAGGGGTAGCGCAGGCCGTTGGAGAAGCGGGCGTCAATGGGGACCGTCTCGCCGTCCATGGCGACGTGATTGGGGCCACCGTCCTTGCCGTCCCGCGGGTGCTTCTGCGGGCGGTGGTGCCACGTCTTGGATGCAGCGCCGGTACTTCTCATCATGTCGTAGTGGCCCGTCTCCAGGGTGGTGATCGTCTCCTGATCTGCGATCAACCGCGCCCGGCTCTTACTCTGGATTTCATGCTCTTGCATGATCTCTTGAGCCATCTGCTCCCGGCTGATGCCTGCCTCGATTCCGTTAATCACGATGCGGGCGATGTTGGCCTTGGTGGTCTGCGTTACATGGGCGACGCGGGCGGCGCCTTTGAGCTTCGCATGGCTCAGGAGCTCAGGACGGTCCACGCCTCGGAGGCCGTAGGCTTTGCAGGCGAGCTCGACGCCTGCGGAGTAGGTATTTTTCCACAGCGGGGTGAAGATGTCCTCCAGGACCTTTTCCTCCCCGCCCCAGTCGATGAGGCCGCCCAGGAAGGACGACACCAGGGATTTCCGGCCCTCATCGCCCATTTTCTCCCACGCCTCAGCGTTCTCCACGAAATTCTCCCCGATGTAGGGGTCCAGCACGTCCCACACGGTCCAGTCAGCCTTCTGGCCGCCTTCCATGGAGGATTTCAGCCGCTCCCGCTGTTTGCGGAAATACTTCATGGTCGCAACCTCGAACTTGGCCCTCTGCTGCTTCTGCGCGGCCTGGAGCAGGTTTGCGATGTTCCTGACACGGGCCTTCTCAGCATCCGGCCCGTCGGCGTCCTTGTGCTCCAGGCGGAGCTTGGCGGCAGCGGCCTCCTGGATGAGCTCCAGCGTGTCGCCGCCGGTGCCCTCCTCAGCATCCCAGGCCCCGCCCGGTTCCTGCATCAGCTCGGCTACGACGTCGGCGGGGTCGTCATCCTGATTGATGAAAACATCGGTCATGGTGATCTTGAAGACGTTGCCGCCTGTCTCCAGGGGCTCCGCGCCCATCAGCTCCCGGGATTCGTTCTTGGTCAACAGGCCAGCGTTCCAGCCGTCGATTGCCAAGGCCTTGTCGAACTCCTGGGAGTGAGGGATGATGTCATCGAAATGCCAAACCAGGCCATCCTCGAACAGGGGGAGGATTTGGGTGTTGATGGCCTCCTCCCGCCGTCCCAGGCGGGGGGCAAGGACGTTTTGCGCGTAGATGTATTGGGCCGCGTCCGCCGTCGCCCGGTTGCTGTTCTCTGTGATGCCCATGATCTCGCGGGGGACGCCGAAGTGTTCCAGAACGGCGTCGCGGAGGAATTTCCGGCCCTCCATCATGTCCATGTCCCGCATACTCTCAGCCAGCTTGGTGACGGTCACATCGCCG